ATTTCACTCAAGCCGCACAGTCGGCCCCCGGCATCACCCACCCGGCTAAGTGGGTTTTCAAATAGGTAAACATCATGACTAAGTTCGACATCATCGCGCTCAATGCCAAGCAGCCACAGGTCCGCAATCACAAGGCGGCTATTAAGGCCATGTTGCTGAAAGACAGTGCGGCGCTTTACGGGAAGATTGAAGACTACCTGACGGTTCCAGGCATCACGGGCCGCACTCAGTTCGACCAGGCATTGGTGGCAGACACCATCAAGCATGACGCGGAAGAGAAGAAGTCCACCGATTCAGATGCGGCCATCGTGGCCGAATTGAGTCATGCGGATATTTGGCGTCACGTCCCTAGCATCCTGTCCGCAATGGGTTTGGATGTTCGTCGCGGCAAGGTTGTTGGATTGTTGGAGGATCAGTCGGGTGATGACCACGACGACACCGGGACTCCCCCGGCAGTAGAGGTCGCCCCCGCTGCTCAGACTGCTTACATCCAATAACAAAGATCAGGGGAGGGTTGCCCCCCTCCCCGTCTTTTAGGAGACGACCGTGAAACATTATCCGCACCACGAAGCCGCCGACAAGTACCCGATGATCGAGGGTGAGGCGTTCGCGGCATTCAAGGCTGACATACAGGCAAAAGGCCAGCGGCTACCGATCTACATTCAGAACGGCTTGGTTGTCGATGGGCGCAATCGCCAGAAAGCGTGTGCCGAGCTAGGGATTGAAGCCATCTATGAAGAGATCGAGGGCGATCCGTTTGAGCTGGCTGAGTCACTCAATGAACACCGTCGCCATCTGACCAAAGATCAGAGGAACGACTTGATTATGAAGAAGCGTAGCGAAGGCAAGTCCACTCGGCAGATTGCTGAGGAGGTTGGGTGTGACAACAAAACCGTTCACAACGTCATCAAGTCTACTGTGGAAAATTCCACAGTAGAAACCCCAACCGAAATCATCGGCAAAGACGGAAAGAAGCGCAAAGCAAAGGCCAGCCATGCGCCATCCGTTGATGACGACATGGTTGCAGTCCTGACCAAGGAAGGAATCAGCGAGGAGGCCATTGCCGAACGTCTTGGCACAACACGACGCGCAGTCGTTTGCTCTCACGCCAGGATTGCCAGGGAGCAACTCAGAAGCGAAGGCGATAAAAGCGCAGAGACAGCAGAGGCTGCCAAGCAAGAACTTAGCCTTACGGCACAGCAGAAACTCGACAAGGCCATTGAACTGTTTGAACAGCAGAAGCTGACGGAAATGCAGCAACAGTTTCAAGTCGAGTTGCAATCTGCCATCCAGCGCGAGCAAACCAAGATCAATGAGGCGCGCAAAGAACTGATCGAACTTGAGAAGAAAATCAGCAAAGCCGCCACAACCATCACCACGATCATCACCTATGACGAGTTCAAGATGATTCGTGGATGCCTGCACCCTGACCGTCAGCCGGAAGAACTCAAAGAGAAATTTGGCAAAGCTTTTGACTTGTTCAACAGGCTTGAACAGCACGTCAATATCAAGGCACCCATTGATTTTCTGCGCCGTTACGGATGGGAACAAAAAAGCCCGTATTACAAGGGGAAAAAGTCATGAACCAGAAATACGCCCTCATCGCCATCACCCTCGGCCTACTCCTGGCCGGATACCTAGACGGCCAAGACGCCAAGCTGATGGCAACTGCCGAGGATTCCTCGGTGGTTGTGTCTTGCATCCACTGCGCAGGCCAGCCATGAGCAGCATCAACATTCGGCAGCTGATGCAAATCCACGAAGCCATCACCAAAGCGATGGACGCAATGGATCGGGCCTCGATGGATGACAGCGGCGAGTCATGGCGCGAACTCAACAAGGCCCGTTCGGTGATTCGCGTCACCATCGAGCGGTCGGGCGTCAAGTTTGTCGTGCAGGAGGCGTCATGAGCGCCTGTTTTGACTGGGACTACGGGCCGATGACCAACGACCCACGCGACCCGAGATATGACGACTCCGAAGACCTCGCCCGCGAGGAATGGGAGTCAGAAAACACCTATGCCGAGCGCATTGGTGAGGATGCGGTCGAGGAAATCCTCTACGCGCTCGAAACCTGGTCCGCTGCTGAAGCGGCCCGCGATCTTAAAAAGGCCGTCGATGCGGCCTGGGAACAAGAGAAGAAACGACAGGAGGACTGAACATGAGCGAAGCAATTTTACTTCTGACTCATAACATCAAATGCAGCAGATGCATTGAATTTAAGCCTATATCGCTGTTCCCAAGCCTTCAAAAAAGAAAGCATAAAAATGGGAATGATGCTTTTTGCTTTGAATGTATGCCAGAAGTTAATAGGGAAAAGTGCAAGCTAAGACACATAAGAAAAAATGGACTTTATGAATGCGTTGTTTGCGGGCATAAATTCCCTCATGAAAGTTTGGAATTTGGCCTAAAGGGCCGATATTCAAAGCGATCTGTATGCTCCGCAAAGTGTTACAGATTTTATGAGAGAGCCGTTGAGTATGTGAAAGAAATTCACGGGGTTAACACAATAAATGCACGAAACATTGTTGTTTCAACATGGTTTAAACGAGGCATAAAACAACATGAAAAAGACATCAGAGTACAGAAAGGAAATGTTGAGAGAAATGCAGCAGCTTAGGGTCGGAAACTCAACAGTGAATCAGGCAAAAGCAGTTGCACAGCTGGGTAACGCCATCACGCAATCAATTATTGCTGAAGCTCAAGTGTTAAGGATTCAGGCAGATAACAAGCAAGTTAAGGCGTTGGGTGATTTAGAGATTCTCGGGAACCAAGAAGACACACAAGAGGAAACAACATGAGCAACATTGACATAGCCTGCCTGCGCTTCAGCAAGCCCAAAGCCGCCCACACCGTTTGGTCGTGGCGGCAACGCTTCCACGGCGACATTATCCGCAAGGGCCGAAAGGCTTACCGCATCGTCGAAAAGGTCGGGTTCTTCAGCTACCTGGCCACACCCTACAAATGGCACGCGCACCGATGAGCGCCCTACTCGACCGACTGATGGACTGGGCCGGACTGACTGACCTGGAAACCCGCCACAAGCAATGGCGCAACCAACAGATCAGCCTCGAACTGGAAGAACTACAAACAGAATGCGCCCAGCTTGCCGCGCACATCGGGCGGTTGCAGGCGGAGAAAGCAGAGCTAGAGCAGGAGTTAAACCGTGATTGTGCATAACGTCGAACAAGGCAGCGAAGACTGGCACCGCGCCCGTGCCGGGATTGTCACCGGCAGCTTATTCAAGACCGCCCGTCAGAAACTCAAGAACGGCCAGCCGTCTGCCGCGGCTAAGGATTACGCCTTTCGTGTGGCCGTCGAATCCATCAGCGGCCTGCCGATGGATGAAGGCTTCACTACGTGGCAAATGCAGCGTGGCATCGACATGGAACCGGAAGCGCGTTCAGCGCATGAGATCCATGCCGGGGTGACGGTCGAGACGTGCGGATTTGTCACCACCGATTGCGGACGCTTCGGGGCATCCGCCGATGGACTGATTGGGACTGATGGCGGGGCTGAGTACAAATGCCTGGTTAGCCCGGAGCGCATACGCGACGCCATTCTCTACAACGACATCAGCGAATGGATGGATCAGGTGCAAGGCGGCATGTGGATTACAGAACGCGCCTGGTGGGACTTCTGTATTTACTGCCCTGCCCTCGATGGCGTGGGCAAAGCCTTTAACCGCTGGCGTGTGCAGCGCGATGACGACTATATCGCCGATTTACGCAAAGACCTCGAAGACTTTTACCGCCTGGTGCTGGATTACCGCACCGCCCTGGCGCAACCGATTGCGGCATAAATGAGGCATAGCCATGTTTGATTACAAAAAAGAATCTGTTCATATCGTAACTGCAACAAAAGAGATTATTGATTGGCTTCTTTCTCTGAATACGCATAACAGGTCAATCAAGAGGAGTCATGTTGACTCATTAAAAAAACAAATTTCAGAGAATAATTGGTTTTTTACAAATCAAGGCATTGGTGTGTCAAGGTCTGGTTTTTTGACTGATGGCCAGCACAGATTATTAGCTCTCAAAGAGTGCGGATACCCACCACTAAAGATTCTAATCGTTCTTGGTCTTGATGAAAAAGCACAAGCTGTTGTTGATACCCACGCCAAAAGATCTCAAGCCGATGTAATACGCTTGCTAATGAATAGGACGACAAGCAATCAAGCCGTGGCGTTAATTAACGTTAAGTTGATGACCAGGACTGACGGAGTTAAATTTACTCAAATTAGCGGAAAATCTGATACTTTTGAAGTGGCTGACATGCTTAATAATTATAGCGATGTACTAACTCCGCTTTTATCTGCTTGCGGAAACTCCATGAGGGCATCCGTTGGTGCGGCGCTGTTTGAATATGCCATTAGATATTCGGTTGACCACGCTTGCAGATTAGGCGAACAGATAAAAGACGGGGTAAACCTAGATAAAAACCACCCGGCGTACAGGTTGAGAACATGGTTAGAAAGCAATAAAGCTAGCAGTGGGCCAGTAAGAATTCAAGCATACTCAAATACCGTGTCAGCCTGCATTGCTCATGCAAAAGGTGAAAGCCTACAGCTTTTAAGGCCTGCATCATCATGGGCAAGGCTTCCAAAGCCCCCGCAAATGTATTGATCTCAAATAACGAGGAAACAACGCCATGACCACACGCACCCAACCCGCACTTCGCGCTATGCCAAGCGAGGCGCAATCTGTCACCAGCCTGCCGTCCGTCAGTGTAGGACTCACGACCCTGCAAGGCTTTGAGCTGGCCCAGCGTGCTGCCAAGTGTCTGGCCACGTCCACGCTGGTTCCAAAAGAATATCAAGGCAACCTGTCGAACTGCATCATCGCCCTCAACATGGCGCAACGCCTCGGTGCTGATCCCCTGATGGTGATGCAAAACTTATATCTGGTTCACGGTCGGCCCAGTTGGTCGGCGCCTTTCATGATCGCCAGTTTCAATCAGTGCGGTCGATTCGATTCTATCCGGTATGAATGGCGTGGAAAGCAAGGTGACAAGGACTGGGGATGCCGTGCTTATGCCACTGAAAAAGCCAGCGGCGACAGGATTGAATCCGCGTGGATTGACTGGAAGCTGGTAGAGGCCGAAGGCTGGAATAAACGGCAGGGCAGCAAGTGGTTAACCATGCCTCAACAAATGTTCATGTACCGCGCTGCATCCTGGCTGGTTCGCGCCTATGCGCCGGAACTCAGCATGGGTCTGCAAACCGCCGAAGAAATGCACGACGTATACGACACCCGCGCCACCGAGACGGGATCGTTTGAAGTGGTGGATATACCGGAAGTGATGGAAGCGGTGGACGCTGAGACGGGCGAGATTGTTGCGGCTGAGTAACCTGATATGTGCCAGATAATTTATGACCAATTTAGATATCAAGCACGACGCAGAGCGTCAGATATTGCGAGGTGTCATGCTTATTATCAGCTAAGAGAAAAGACTTCTGCAACTTATCAGGATTATGAAAACGCTGTAAAGGAAGCCTTTGGCGGCTATGGCAGCGGCTTTAGTTCAGTCATGAGGTGTCTTATAGGGAATAGCTGCCATCTAGATCAAGAAAAAATAATTGGATGGCGCTTTAGCGAAGAACCTATTTTTCAAGATTTTGCAAATTTATTCTCATATTCAAAAGCATCAATTCTGAGAGAAAAGTGTATTGATATGTGGGATGAAGCGGCAGATGAAGATGAAGCGGTTTATTCATCGCTTGAAAAGATGGATGTTTGCATTGTATGCGGAAATGGTTACGCACCGCATTTATCCGTTGGTTGCGATCCAAACAATTTTGCATGGAGAATCCATAAAACACCAAGTTGGGCAAATCTTCCTACTTTGAGCAATGAGACACGCTATGGCACTTGCATGAGAAAAGCATGCAGAAAAGTAGCAGAAGCGTCTGAAAAGCTTGGCTACACCAGAACCCCATATAGAGGTTCAAAAACACCCTACACTCTTTTTCTACTAAACGAGGCAGTAAAACATGGCGGAAATAACGAGATCTACAGATGGCTTAAGAAAAACGCTTTTCGAGACTCTGGAAAAGTTTTGCAGCGGGGAGATCGATGCGATTCAAGCCAAAACAGTGGCAAAAGTATCAGACTCGATTCTCAAAAGCGCGGCCATTGATTTGGAATATAACCGGCTGGTTAGAGAGTTGGCTGCAGAAAATGGCGGGCGCAAAGAGATAGCAGATCTTCACTTGAACATTTTGCTTTGCAAAGAATGAGCATCATCCACCCCCTCCCCGACCCCGGCACCCGTTTCGGACGCTGGGTAGTCATCGGCGGCGAGCGCAAGGGCGGCACTCACGCCAAAGCCGCACGGCAAACGCTTTGCCAGTGCGAGTGCGGAACCCGTCGCTGGGTCGCCCTGATTGCCTTGCGTCGGGGTAGCAGCAAATCCTGCGGCTGTAGGGTGAAAGAGCGCCACGCGGCGTTCATGAAGCGCAAAGCCGCTCTGCCGAAGGAGTTCACAGCATGAAGAAGATATGGAAGCGGTTCTTTCAGAAATCAGGCCGCGTCTCTGCCGAGATAACCATCCACGCTGAGTATGGGTACTTTGGGCTGCGCTCAATGGAACTGGACTCAAACCAAGATAAACGATTGCAGATAGACGCGCACCCAGATAGCGGATCGGACGAAACGTTTTACCTGAATGCCAGTGATGCCAAGCGGCTAGGCGATGTCCTACTGGGTTATGCCGCTGCGTTCAAGGATTACGATCACGGACGCAATGCTGGATTTGTTGAGTGGATGATGAAGGAAAAGAAGGACAAGGTGATTACATGAGTTCAATGGGCGGCGGGCGGTACTTAAATCCGTGGGATTTCAGCAAAACGAGCCGTACTGTCGCCCACCCATTTTTGCCCCGGTCCTTACTTTTCATATCCGTTGGATATGGGCGGTTCGATCAAAATCTAAACCGGGGCACCTAATCTTGCATCAGTCCGGCCCAGCCTAGCTGGATACCACTCACCGTTCTGCTGCAAGTCGCTCGCCGAGAGCGTATCTCGGACAATGGTGGATGGACTTGTATACCGCTGGCACCTTCTCCACTCGGGGTGTCAGCAACTATTTCAATCGTCGGCAAAATTCGGGCGCGTGTACCGTGAGAATCCCTGGGGTTCCTATACCGGCGATGAGACGCCCGCCGAGAGCGCATCTCGGCACTTATTTGGAGGGTATATGAGGACAAAAGATATCGATATGAACATTAGCAATAATGCTTGAGGCACGGAACAACATCTAATTTGACGCGAAAGAAGCGGGACCGTCTGCTTGGGGATATCACCAGAGCAGGAAACAACAGTAAGCCACTTGCCGCGAGTCGACCGTAGGCAAGACAGGATAAGTAGGTCAAATCGCCCGCCGGAGCGTATCCGGCACTTAATTTATGTCCCCGAATCAAATTTCGGGATGACGGCTAAAACCCGCGAGTGGCGTGGGGTTTACATGGGAGGAATGCTAATGTGGATCATCAACGAAATCAAAATCTGGCTGAACAACCGCCGCGCTATCAAGAAGCTATTGTCTGGTGAGTGGGTACTGGAGAAACAATGAACGAATTTGAAAAAAATCACGGGCGAGCTGGCTTAATGATTACCGCCGCCGTCCGCTATTGCCTTGGTCGCCGCACCTACATAGTCAGCGACTGCGCAGACTGGATCGTCGCAAACTGGAACGACTGGCCGGATAACGTCAAAGCTATCATCCGGCGTGATATTGAGGAGGCGTTTATACGCAATGATGAATGGGGCGCTGGCGGTCTTCTTGGCGATGACTGCGACAAGCGGAAATGGGAAAAGGTGAGAGAGTTGTGGGAGAAAAAGCCGTGAACTTTGAAAATTGGTACGACGAAAACCTGAAGACGATGCTCAAGGAACACAACCTCCATTCTGCATTGGAGTGGGCATGGCAAGCCGCGCAAGCTGCTGAGAGGGAGAGGACGACAGCGATCATGTTGAAGCACATACATGACGATAACTACGCAAAGTGGAATGAGGCAATCAAGACAGCAATGGGAGAAATAAATGAACGCTGAAAACACTTGCGTATTGAGCGACGACATTCTTTTACAGCTATGCGCCGAGGCGATATTGACCGCCGATGGTGCGATAGATAACGGCTACCCGGATCTCGCCTTAAAGCAGATTCAGGACACTGCCACGAAGCTGCGGGCTTTAGCAGCAAAAGTAAGGGATGACCTCGATGCGCCTAACCAAAATTGATGGGTGGGATAAATGATTTGCTACAAAGACATGACTTTTTGCGCTGACTCGGATCAGTGCGCGAATAGTGAATGCAGTCGTAAATTCACCGAGCAGGACAAGCAAGACGCTATCGCCTGGCTGGGTGAGGATGCGCCGGTGGCTTGGTCATCGTTTAAGGATAGCTGTGGAAAATACCAAGATGGAACCGTTACTAACCGCCCGTGAAGTGGCTGATGTTTTCCGCTGTCACCCGGAGACGGTCAAGAGGATGGCGCAGCGTGGTGATCTGCCGGGTATCCGCGTGGGAACCCGTTGGCGCTTTTCCCGTGAGGTCATCGAGCGGTATGCTATGCCCGCCGGGCAAGATCGTTTGACGGAGAGAACATCATGTCAGACAGAGACGGCCTCTATCAGCGCCCCGACTCACGGTGCTGGTGGATCAGTTATCAAAACGCCAGCGGCCAGACGGTTAGACGCAGCTCTAAAATCAGGGTTTCGCTAGACCCGGACGGCGCTCAAGCGTTTGCCTTGCGAGATGAGTTAGAGAGAAAAGAACGGCCCGCACCGCCGCCCATTGTCATCACCCATTCGGATTCGATGCTGTGGGAGGAGTTGGTACTAGAGTATGTGGCCGTGCTAAAGAAGAAAGTCAGGGAATCCACCCTGGACACGTACGCAAAGGCGGTGAAGCACTTGCAGCCCTCTTTTCAGGGGCGGACGGTGGACAGCATCACCAGCCGTGAGGTGAAGGCGCATATTAGAGGAGAATTGGCCAGGGGCTTATCAGCGGCCAGCGTTAACCTACAGACCGCTTTCTCGGGCGGCATGTGGCGTTGGGCAATGGATGAACTGGAACTGCCCGTAGTGAACGTCTGGGATCGACGGTCCATCCCGGTGGACAATGCACGGGAACGATTCTTGACGCGAGAGGAAGCCGACAAGCTGATTCACGCGGCACGGATCAGTCCCGCCAAGCATCTGGCCGACTGGATTGAGTTCGCCCTGCACACAGGATTAAGGACAAGCGAGATCAGCAGCCTGACATGGAGTCGGGTTGAGTTGGAGACGGGCGTCATCACCCTGCGGCGTGAGGATCAGAAGTCTGGGCGGATTAGCACCCTGCCCCTGAACGCCACGGCACAGGAAGTGTTGCAGCGCCGAATGGACCGCATGAAGCGCAGCGGGGTAATTTCACCCTATTGCTTCTGGCAACGACGCGGCGAACAGGTGACCGATATTCGTTACCCACTCGCCACGGCGGTGAAGAAAGCCGGATTGGTGGATGTTCACCCGCATGATCTGCGAAGGACGTTTGCCAGTTGGTTGGCCCAGGCGAACGTGCCGATTCACATGATTGCGGAATTGATGCGCCACAAGGACGTGAGTTTGACCCATCGGGTGTATGCGCACCTCAGCACTGACTCAATGAGGGAAGCCGCCGACGTGCTGAATCGTCCTAGGCTTAAAATCGTGAAGTAAAACGTGAAGAAGGAACCCACCCTACCCCGTCAAAGCCGCGTGGTATAAGGGTTTCGCAGGAAACACCCCATTTGATGCTATCAATCGCAGTTTAGGCTTTATATTCAATAACATAGACTCGATTTTGCCCGGAGTCTGAAAGCGCAAAACGTGATTAGAGCAAACGAAAAAACAATGGGTTAGCGTTGACGAGATCGGGCTACTTCACGTTTTTTCACGTTTTTGTGATGACTGCCGCGCCATTAGTGCATCGATCTGGCAGCGCGGTTGTGGTGATTGTCAGATATCAGAATGTCACAAGAACGCGACCGGCGTGCAATTTGACAAAACAGCATCGCCCTCTGTCTCATGCACTTCAGCAAGGTGGGTCTGCCATCTCTGACCAAATCCGCTGCCTCTTGTAGAAAATACGGCGGCTAGTGGTCCTCTGTCTCCTGCTTGCGCCGTTGAGTGCATGGTGGTCAATACAAGGTCATCCAGCTCTGCGTTCCAAAACCATCGTCCTATCATGGGAAAGGATGGAGAAAATGTGCTTGTCATGATATTTGACAATGCCACCCCATGAGAGTCACCTATTGTGTTGGCGAGCGCATAGCCAATACGAAATGATTCATCATCTAGTGGAATGTAAATCTGCCTTCCTATGTTTGAAGCAGAGCATGTCAAAATTTCCGCACCGGCATTCTCTGCGTAATATAACCAACCTTGATCGGCTATTGGAATAGCAAATGTCTCGTACCATGATCGATCTCCAAACCCAAAATCACCTCTGATACCAGAGGCTGTCTTTGATGAATAGACGTTGCCAACATCATCGCAAAATTGATTTGTTATTGTGACAATCTTATCCAATAAGACGTATTGCGATTTCAGTGAAATGTATGACCCATATCGTAGGTCACAATATAGCAATAACTCACATTCGCCCGTGCTGTTTAGGTCATAGTTTTCAACGCCAGCAGCGTATTCGTTATACGCTATGGTTTGCGTCAATGGTGCATTGCTGCCAATGCCAAGGCTGCCGGATACTGTGACGTTGGTTATGCGCGGAACGCCTTCCTGCGGCATGGGCCATGTGGATATGCCGGTGATGTCAAGACTGCTGGTGATGTGTATCTCTGTCTCGCCGTAATAGTCAATCCCGGTAAAGCTTGAGCTTGAAGATGACATGCTGGAGACCTCAACATCTCTTGAGTAAACAGCAAGACCATCGGCCTGTTCGGTAAAACTGATGCTGGCCTCAATACCGTCAGCGGTTGCCGTAACAGTGCCGCGCATGATGACGTCAGCAGTCAGAGACGTCTCTGGGTAGCTTGGGAAAAAGTCATCTAATGGGTTGCTTCTGTCATAGGTATTGAAAAACTGCGCCCATTTAACGCGTGGGATCGTTGACGCAAATTTAGTCCCCGACTCAGAAAATGCGACAAGGTTGATGGGCGGCAAAATCCATTCTGGCGTCGCAATATGCGTGACTGCTGTTACCCAACTTGCTGAATTTGGGTTTGTGATAGCGTCCATCCTGCAATAGAGAACATCATAAGTGCGGTACTCTGTTTCCGTGTCAAGCCTGATGGTAAATGAAGACGCATTGACTAACCGACAGCAAACAGCGACAAGGTAGTCTATCTTTGTGCTGTTTTCGGTATACGTGACAATGCCTGCGCCAAGCACTGAATGGGGTGGAGGCACTGTAGCCTTGAGCCTGCCGTCTACGCTGATTGCATTAGAAAATCTACATGAAACCGACCACGGATTGATATTGACCCTGCCCAGTTGTCCAAACTGCGAGTTATCCCTAATCGCATAACATTGGCGATAGCCCGGCAGTCCCGGCATGGTGGTTTTGTTGCCCAAAATCAGGACAGGTCTCGGCGCTACATTCCTACCAAGTGGACCAACCCATCCAACGACTTTTCCTGATAGTGATTTCCACCAGATGTTTGCCTCTTGAATGGTTCCAGATACATGCTTTATCCGGTAGTCATCGTCGTGTTTGTTAAATACGGCGATTTCAGCAGGTGTCGTTGAAGCAAAGACAATGCCGGGAACTTTGCACGGCCTCGGGTTCTCCGCAAAGCCAATCACCTTGGGTGTCAACCAGCTGCGATCGGTAAACTCCACCATCACATGGTCGCCCACTTCAAACACAGCGGCGTTGCACTCCATGTATTCGATGGTGACATCAGTTAGGGTCACAATACCATCTGATACCTGGATGTTCGGCCCCGGCTGAATGGCGGTCTGCTCGCCGGTTTCGGGGTCGATGACGAAACGAACGATGTTGTTCATGTCGAGCGTCTTGCTCAACCAGTCATACCCTTTCGACTTTTCGTTGTTCTTCTGCTCGTCCAGTTGCACCGTGCATTTCTCGGTGACCGGATCAATGAAGAGGATTTCGCCCAGACGGTAGTTTGGCTTCCACTTGTTCGCGCCGGGATGCACGGCCCAGTTAAAGAACGTGGCTTCGGGTGAGGATGACCATGATGGCTGTAGCTTGCCATCGCGGGAAGCCGTGTAGGTGTAGCGGTTTTCGTAACCGGGCCGAATGCGGACGCCAATATCCCGCTCGCCGGGGATCTCGATGGTTGCCACTTCGGTGCCGACCGGCAATTCCTCGCTGTAATCCACGCACCAGGCATTCGCGGGCTGGTCAATCGGTTCACCGCCGCTGACGTTGCCGTTGCCATCCACGGTGATAGCGGTTACGTACCCGCTCAGTTTCTGATTCAGGTATTGCACCTGCTTAGTCGGCAGTGCTTGCGCAATCAGTAGCGCCCGATATTCCTGATCAGCCACACGCCAGCGAGTTTCGGCTTCCAGCATCGCCTGATATTTTTCAGCCAATCCCGGCGGCATCGAGCCATCGTTGAGTGTGGCGGATAGGCCCTTTTGTGCCGTCTCGAAAGCGGCTATTGCCGCGTCGTAGTTTTTCTTAGTTTCTTTAACAAACGCATCACCAGAATTTTCATTGACGGACTTGACCCATTCTGAATGGGCGTCCTCATAAACGCTTTGGTAATACTCCATTGCTGATTTGAGCGCAGGATCAATTACTGGAGAATCGGCATAGACGATCGTGGCCGCTTCAAATTCATCCAATGCAATACCCAGTGCATCTAGCGCATCATTGACTGCTTCTGAGTCAATAAATCCTCCAGCCGCCCCGGACCAGTCACCCATCGCCAGTAAAAGATGCTGTAGCGCGTAATCTCTAGCCGCGTATGCTTCAACGGGGTCTGGAATAGGCGCGCCCTCTTCGCCATCCACAGCTTTAATGTAGTTGTTATGGCGAGTCAAAAACCCGTCTTCCGGGTCACCCTTGGCTTTGTCACCGTTAAACCAAGCGTCCATCGCATCACGCAACGGAGTAAGCACATCAGGATCAGGCTGATTCTGTACAGCAGACAACCATGCCTCATAAGCCGCCTGCATCGCTGCATACGCGGCCTCGCTTTCGGCCTGTAGCGGCGACAGGTAGTCTTTCAGGGCCACGCCAGCGGCATCGAAGGCGAGCTTCAGGTCATCGCGCTTTTGCTTGGACTCTTCGAGCTGGACCTTGCGGGCCTCAATTTCCAGCAGCAGCGCCTCAACCTGCTTCTTGGCATAGGCGATGTCGATATCCAGCGCGATACGGTAATGCGCTTCGCCCAGATGTTCCTTGATTTTGGCTTTGCCCATGATTACGCCGGGACGGTTTCGGCCACTTCCATCGTGGCGTTTTCAGCGTCGACCTGATAACTCAACTCGCCCACCACGAAGGTTTCATCGTTGACGGTCACCGTGTCCCCTGGACGCACGGAGAAGTCCATCGCGCACCGATAGCGGCGCAGGCCAGTGGTCGTCACGCTCCGATAGCTGGCCCCGGTGAGCGTGACGGATTTGGGGGCCAGGTTGGTGCGAGTGTCCAGCCCGTCGAGACTGATGGTGTTGGAGCGTGAACCGTAGTCTTGCCTGAAGTTGCGCAGCGTGGTGCGGGCAATTTCCTGCGTGGTGTAGCTGCCATCGCTCCACCGATAACCGGCACTGATGGCCATCTCGGTATCTTCATGCGCCGCATACAGCGTGATGGCATCGGCATAGGCGGTCGCATTGGGAATGCTGCATTGAAGGTAGCTATTCTCACCCGACCGCATCTGGCCACTGAAATTGCTGATGGGAAACTCGCTAATGCCTTCGTCGGGATGCTCCAGCGTAAACAGGTAGGCTGTGGCTGAAATCACCTTCGTCCAGACGGCGGTCGCTTCGAGTGACCACTGCTGACTGAGTGGAACGCCGCCACCGAATGGCGCAATGAGATTCCAGATTTGGTCTTGCGGCAGGTCGGCAAAATCTGGTGTTAGCAGCGCCCATCGCTGGTTCGTGAATGTATTGGCAAAGGTGGCCGATAACAAAGACCACGCGGCATCCTGTCCAACAGAGCGGAACGCGGGTGCTAATAATGACCACGCGGCATCGTGCGGAACATTATCAAAGCGCGGCGCATTCAGACCCCAGGCTTGATCTTGCGCGAGGTCAACATAGCTGAAGATGGCCAGCGCCCACGATTGATCCAGCGCGACGGTTCCCGCTTCAGCCGCTGTCAGCGCCCATTGCTGATTCATCACCAGGCTAACCGTGCCGTCATCGATGACGTTGAAATCAAAATCAGCACTCGGTGTATAGGTGCCTAGCGCGGAAAAGTCGAAATCAGCAGAAGGCGTGTAATCGGTCATCGGTTATGCGGCGATGAGTGGGCCTTGCATCAAGGGTTGCAGCATGCGGCCCATATTGGTCCACACGATGCCGCTGTCATTAATAGTGTCATTTAAACTGGTTGGCCAGGATGGCTCTGTTGACCCAGTGACGGCGAAACTTAAAAGCTGCGCTGCTGGCGGAGTGAAGTTAGCGGTGTACAGTGCAATCCCTTTAGTCACGCGCAAATCATCCAGGTAGCCATGCAAAAAGTTTGTCGTCGTGGTATTGACTCCGCCCATCTTGATATCAGCTGAACTATCAAAAATAGTAGAATCTCCAATATCATAGGTAGCTCCAAGCTGAGAACCATCTACAAATAACCTAAGATTAGCACCATTCCGACAGGCGGCTATGTGATACCAAGTATCCAGAGAGGGCGTCCACGCCCTGGTTACAAATATCCCAGCCGTGCCGGTGGTTGAAAATGCAAAATTCAACCCCACATAACCTGACTGTGTACTATGCAGAAAATAGTAGGAAACCCCTGATGTTGAAGTATCCCGCTGACCGATAATTGTTGAGCTGATATTGATGGTTGAAAACCTAATCCAACATTCAATCGTAAAATCCTGATTGCTTAACGTAAATGCAGAACTGTCACTGACAGCAAGATAATCGCCGGTACCATCAAAATATGCGCTCGCACCACCATATTTGCTATGGCTTGTGCTGATCTTTGCGTCACCAAAAGCAGTCACCGTTTTTGGACTGCTTGAACTATCCACAAATGAGGTGCTGTTATTTGTGCCATTGCAATGCAATAGTAAAGAGTAGCTGGAATAATTTGGATCGGGTAACAAACTTGCCTTGTAAATATACGGTTTCGTGTCTGGAGTGCTGGGTACAGTGCAGTCATTCTCTAACTGCACTCTATTTTGCGCCCACACCGGACCCGTCTTCGGTCTACAAGCAACCACATACGCCTTGCCAGCCGTCAGTCCGCTGATGGTGTACGTACCTTCCGCCACCGTCGCCACTGCGGCGAAAGCATGAGTATCGGCGTCAAACGCACAGGCAATCCAGTCATCTGGATCACCCGCTATCGTCACATTCCCGCTAATGCTGGCCATGATTTAGTACCCGACGTTGACGACCAACTGAGACACATCACTTGGCGTGCTGGTCAGCGTATTAGCCGGAACGATGCGCTTCTGCCAGATGGCGTGTGCTTCACCGGCATCCAACTGGCCAATCAGCAAAGCGGAACCAATCGCGGTGGGTGCGCTGAAGGTGACGGCAGGACTCGGCGCTGTGTTTTCATCCGCTACCGTATCCGCCACGCCCGTCGTGCTGCCATCGCCGGTCCCCGCCAGGTCCAGGCCGATTTGCAGAGAATCCGCGCCCGATGGGTCACTGCCTATGTAGAGTTTGGCACCGATAAAAGGATCGGTCGGGTGTGCGTTGGTCACGTAGCAGCAGCGGTATTCGGTGTCACCGTCATAGCTTTCTGGCTTGCTGATGTCGTCCCACAATTCGTTGGCCAAGGCCGACACGGTGATGGTGTCGGACTGGTTGCCGACCGGCAGTTCCGAATAGTCCACGGTTAGAAACAGGTAACCCGCTGATCCCGGCACGGCCAGACGACCATCCGCCGCGATGCTGGTAGACGCGCCCGCAGTCCCGCCATAAGGCGTCCAGACGAATGAGTGAGTTGATGCGGTATAGGCTAGCGTCCCGGCCCCATTCGCCGACCCTGGCGCATCATCCACGGTCACGCCAGTAATGTTGCTGATGCCGGTGGCGCTTTTGCTGTAGATGCGTTGACTGGATAGGATGCCCCCCAAGCTGGCATCCGGGTCGGTATTGGCAGCGCCCCCTGACAGGCGAAATTCAAGATAGGCAAGATTGATGGCGGCCATGAGGTCTCCTTAAAGGTCGGATACCAGCGACAAACTGCGCTGGATGGTGAACTGAATCTGTGTGGTGCCTTGGGTGTCACGGCGCAGGTCATCAATGACGCCGAGATAGCAGCCGCTGGATGTGCTGGCGACCACTTCGGGATAAATCCGCATCAGGCGCAGCAGGGTGCGTTCTTCGGCTTGCGTGAGGTAAGCGCTGACGGATAACGTCGAGTCGGCGGCGGTGTAGCCCATGTCGACAATCGCGGCGTTCCCGTCCAGCGTGGCGGTGCGGGTGACGCGCCGGGTCGAAGTATCCAATTGGCTGTCCGGATTGGCCTCGATGACGATGGCCCCTATCGGGTCAAATACAGCGGCTTCAAAGGCAATCAACATCAGGCACCTCCTGCCAACAGCAATTCGAGTCCTTGTTCATTCGCCTTCACCTGGCAGCGCCGGAGGATTTCGTGGAAGATTCTTTCGAGTTCCGGTGCGACGCCATCGGCGTTGACCTTAATCAACGTGTCGCCGCGCTCCAGCGTCTTGGTGCGGGCCTTCATGTACTGGATCTGCTCCGCAACCAGTTCTTTCTGTTGGGCGAAGGCTTCCTGTCTGCGTTTCTCTTCGTTTTCGATCAAGTCCCACAGCTTCGCACCCTCGAACGTGCCAGCGAGTGCGGCCCAACTGCCGACCAGACCGGTCAGCGTTTCGCCGGTTGAGGTGATGCTGGTGTTGATAGACTCGAACGCGGCCACCACTTTCGCGGCATCCGCTTTGATTTGTTCTTCATCAACCTTGAACTTGGCTTCGATAAAGGCGATGCGTTCCTTGGATTCGATTTCGCGGAGTTTGAGGTCATATTCCACCGCCTTTTTTGCGGCGGCTTCCATTTCCTTTTGTGCAGTCCGCAGCTCCTCGTTGGTCTTTTTCTGACCTTCAATCACCGGAATGAACGTGCGATTGCCGAGTTCGTCAATCTCCAGCCGGTAGCCGTTGGTTTTGGCGCGGGCAATGTCGCTCTCGTCGCCTGCCGTCTTGATGTATTTGCCGAACTCGTCAAAGCCCGGTTTGGTCTCGCCCATCGAAAGGCCAAGGCGTTTGGCCGCTTCACCGACGTAATCAATGCCGGTGGCGGATTGGCTCCAATCGATGCCAACAAACTTCTGGCCTTGCTCTGCCGCCCCAGCCGCCGCATCGCTGAACGCATCCGCGTTGGTGGCGGCTTCGCCCGTGGCCGTGCCGACCCCAGAGAAACCGCGAGCGAGCTGGTCCGATGCGCTGTTGAGGTCGTCAATGTCGTTCTTGACGGCCAACTTGAAATTATTGAAGGTGCCTTTGACGCTTTCCGCCGCATCGCGCCACATGCCGCCGCCCAAGGCATCCGGCAATTTACCGAGTGCGCTGAAGATGTCATAGACGGTGGCCAGTACCAAGGCTGAGAAGCCTTCCACCGCAATTTCAACCGCGTTGAAAATGGCCCGCACGGTGCCAAACAACACGTCAAATATGCGCGTGAAACTGACGGAGAACTCGTCCAGTGCAATGACCGCAGCGGCCATCTTGGTGCCGAACTCGACAATGATTTGCGCGGCTCCGAGCCATTCGCCCACTGCCTTCTGCGCCCCCTCCCCTGCATTGATGCTGGCATCGGCAATGCCGCCAAACGCTTTGAAAACCGGATCGAGTCCGTCGATGATGCCTGCGGTGACATTGGTCAGTGCCGCAATACCATTGACGATCTTCTGTAATGCCTGGGCCAGTCCTTCCGGCGTGTCCAGGTCAATCTCGCCGAAGATATTGGTGAAGGCGTCTTTGACTTCTGAACCGAGACTGTCGAACGAACGAATCAGCGGACTGAAGTCGAGCGTTGCCAACGCATCAGGAAGATTCTTGGCAATGTTGGCCAGGGTATCCGCCGCCGATGCGCCAAAGGCTTCCAGCGCGTTGATGATCGGGTCGAACGCACCGGAGTCGATGCCCTTGCCGAGATTCTGGAAGACGGCGGCAATGCCGTTGGCGACTGAGCCGAACTCGTCCAGCAACGGCTGACCGGCCTTGATGAGTGCCACATCCGCGGCATTGGCCATGCGTTGGGTCGCCACTTCGTAGTTCTGCGACATGGTTTCAAAGGCCTTCGCCGTCAAGCCGGAGTTCGTCTCCATCTGCTTGAGTGCTTCAGCGAAGATGCCCGACTTGTCCGCACCCAACACCAGTGCGCCCTGCAACCCTTCCGTGGTGGTGAAGATTTTCGACAAGCCCTCAACCGTTCCTCCGGTGGCTTCGTAGATTTTCTTCAGCGCCCCTTGAAGTCCATCTGAGCGAATCGTGGTGGTGTCCAGCGACAGGCCCAGTTCGGCGGCCGCTTTCGCAGCAGCGCCCGAGGGACTGACAAAGGTTTCCAGCACGCCACGAATGGCGGTGATCGCTTCAGCGGTCGGCTTACCGGAGGCAGTGACACCCGCGACAGCGGCTGACAAGTCAGAGAACGGCACACCCGCCGCCGCTGCAATCGACGTGACATTGGCCAGACTGGCGGCCAGTTCCGGGACCGTGGTTTTGCCCAGGTTGACGGCGGTCAGCAGGTCATCGGTGTAGTTTGCCGCTTCGGCGGTGCTGGCCCCGTAAGCGTTCAGTGTGCCGGTCAGTACGTCAGTGACTTGCGTCAGGTCGGCCCGACCGGCCACGGCCAGCTTCTCGGCCTCGTTGATAAACTTGATGGAGTCTTCGTATTTAACGCCCGAGGAAATGGCTTCGTAGATCGCGCCATTGATGGACTCAATCGACTGGGTTGAGGTGGCGGCATAATTTTGGATGTCGGTACCGAACTGGCCGACTTGATCCGACGTGCCACCAAACAGCGTACCGATTTCGCGGACGGAATCGCCAAAGGTACCCGCCGCGTCAATCGCCTTGCCGACAAAAGCGGCAGACAGCGCCAGGACAGCGGTTTCGACGGCCAGAATCTTGTTCGCCACGTCCGCCATCGGCGCGGCAACATTCTTGATCGTCGCGTCGAAGTCCTTGAACTGACTTTCAAGACTTTTGACAGTGGTGGTGACGTTATCCTTGGCACCAAAGATAATCTCGACGGTTTTGCTTAAATCAGCCACGTGTCATGTTTCCTTCGTGATATTGCTGACACTCCGCACACCGAATCGCATACGGGAAAATCTTCAGCCTTGCCAGCGCAATGTCATCGCCGCAATCGGCGCATTCTGTCGAGAGGCGGAAGTGATGCACCGGCGCGGGCCGCGTCTGATACCGGCGCATGGCACGGTCGAGGTTTTCTTGAGCGCGGTCAGCGTCATCCATGATGTTTTTCGCTCACTCGCGTGACGACATTCGCCGCGCCGTGATGCAGCATCGACTTTTTTGCTTGCCGATCATGCACAGGCAGATTCAGCAGCATCCTGAAAACCATCCACAACAGAAGAAACACCAGCGTCCATATCATCGCTTGGACTCCAGTACGCGAACACGGGCTTCGATGTCGTTGATCTGAGCGCGGATGACTTCCTCAAAGGCTCGCTCACGATGATCGTGTTCCCGAAGGGATAACACCACGTTTTCCACGGTTTGCTTCAGCGCCCCCTGATCTTCGGATTGACTGGACACACTGCCTATATAGCCACCCGCTGCAGCAAGCACGGCAATCCCCGCTCCTGCCCATTTGCTAATCTCTGACGTTTCGCTCATTTATGAACCCACCCTGCTGTGCATTTCAGTCCCGCCATCACTTCCCTCTCTTGGTACATCAGCGAGCCGGTTGGGCGGCAGGTAACGGCGCAGCCGGTTTGAGCAAGGATCGCGCCTGCACATAGAAGCGCAGCAAGTCTTCGCATTCTTGCGATGAAGCCGTCAGCACATCGCCTCGGACGTCGATTACACATTCCATCGGAATCGGCGGCATGGAGAGAGTCGGCTTCTTGCAGTCCTCGATGACGATCTTCTGCATCGTTGCGCCGAGGGTGTCGAGTTGCGGGGCGGTGTGCTGAACCGTGCAGCCGGATAAAAAACCGAAGAGCGCCATCAGCACGATGACCATGCAGGCTCCGACGAAACAGAAGGTGGCGGCAATGGCGGAATCCAGCCAGTCTTTGTTCACGACAGCGCCCAATAGAGGATGGCCACCAGCGCGGCGGTGCTGGCAACCACTATCACCAGCCCTTCCATTGCGAGATACAGCGGGGACTTCATGACAAGTACATTTCCCGCTCGGCGCGGCGGCGGTTAGTAAGTCCTTTCAATACAACGCCACCGGCCTTGTTCCAGGCCAGAAACGCATTACCGGCAGCGGTGCGATTGCCTTGCAGATGAAAGCGGAGGACAGAGGACTTGCGGAAATTGGCGGGGCCGACGTTGTAGCAGAACGAAGTCATCGCATCGAACTGACCGGTGCTGGTGGCCGAATGGCCGATGGCGACAGAGACGGCTTTGGCATACGGCTTGACGCCTTCAATCAGCATCTGCTCGGCCTTGGCTTGGGTCCAGCGGTCGCCTTTCTTGACGCCGATGGTCCAGCCATAGCCGATGGTCCAGACTTTTCCCCACTTGTCCCAGTAGGCAGTGAGCTTGCAGCCTTCAAAGCGTTTTATAAGGTCAATGCCGCGTTGACTGACGACGCGGACGGGCAGGCTCGCGAGGCCTAGCGGTTGATGGGATGACCCATCGCTGATGAATGAACGGCCTTGTGACAGCACGTCTTCCATCGGGCTGTCCAGGTCAAAGTCATCCATCGGTTCATCAATGCGCCGGGGCAAGGCTTCATGCCCACGAGTGATGAAGGAGACGAAGGCCCACACCAGCAGCACGACAAAAAAGGCGATCTGCTTGACGGTGCCGGGGTCCATCTCGGACACCAAGGCCAGTGAGATCAGGATGACGCCCTGAATGTTCATGCCGGTTGCGGTCGTCAGCCCCCGCGTGATGGCTTGCGCGATGCCGTTCATCACTTCACCTCGATCTGGCCGGTGGCCTTGGCGACCCAATAGATCGTCTTGATGACCCAGTTCACCACGTCATCAGCCAAGTCCTCGGCCATCTCTTTAATGAGTGCCGCCGCCCGTTCGTGCTTGATGGCGTTGCTGATGGCTTGATTTGCTTGCGCAACGATAAAGTTCTTGATGCGCTCGACGCGGCCTTTGTCCAGCGCCTGATCGGTGATCGCGGCAATGACCATCATCGCGGACCATTTGAGAAATGCGTTCATAGTTAGAAACTCCGCTTCGCCGCTTCTGCAAACAGGTCATCCAGGTATTCGTCATCCCAACCCATTGCCTGTGCTACACCCAAAATCATGGGCGATTGTCGATTAAATTCACTGGCGGTATTCCAGGCCAACGACAAGATGGGATTTCCAAAAGCGACGACCACGGCTTCTACCTCATCCAGCAATCCTCTCTCGAAAAGCTCGGCCTTGGCTTGGAGCGGACTGACCGTCTGCGGCACGTTCGACGGAGGCGGCGTCCATTCCGGCAATTCAGGGGGTTGTGCATTGGGAAAGTCCGCCCGAGTCAACCCGTAGCGCTCGATGGTGCTGTTGTCCTCGATGGCCACAAAGGTCTGCTGCTCGTCGTCGCGCTCCACCCGCCACAGGCTGCCTTCCAGCAGGGTCAGAAATTCGGCGTACTGCACAGTCCCTTCCAGTGCCGCGAGGTCTTCAGCCGAGTTAACAATGAGCGAGGTCATATTGATTCTCCAAAAATCCAAAAAGATGGTGAGTGTCGGCCCAGCGGGCATGACCAGACCA